GGCCTTCCATCCAACCAGGCGCGGATGCGTCTCGGAGATGGATAGCCGCAGGAACGGAACGTCCTGACTGTGCTGGAACAGCGTGTCTAAAGACAGAGGGGAAGGCAGTTGCCGACCATTTCCGGCGCTCAGTAAGGCTTTACGCCATGAACGCTCATTCTGTTTTAGAACACCGTTGTGCCCACCGGTTCCGAAAAGCTTTCGGAACGACACTGTAAATAGGGTATCGACTGCAAGAAGTCCGTAAAGACGATCAAATGCAGCGATATGCTCAGCTGAGCCAAGGCCTAATTCTACAGGTACCGGTAAACGTTCCATAATGAAACGATGGACACGCCATGGTGCTTCGCCTGGAATCTTCCCAACAGGGAAATCCGATGGTCGCTCGCGAATACGCGCGGCAACTCGCAAGTCGAGTTCAGAAACAGTGTAGCCTTCCACGAGTGGGAGACCGACACCGCCGAACGACTCAGGCACAAACCATGGAACCCGAACACTCTTCAGGATCTCAATATGATGGGAAATAAACTTTTTCATCACTTCTGAACGAAGAGACGGGGGTGAAGACTCAATAAGATCACGAGCACGCGATCCTATCGTACCATCACGAACAGAATTCGTGACAGAGTCAACACCAACCTTTGCACCAGATCGTTTCACTCCGAGGAGTAATCCGAGATTGATGAAAGGTGTTCTTTGAAATACACATTGTCGTCGAGCTCTCTCTCCGACAACTTCGTATGGTTCAACACGTTTGAAATTGACAGAATTGATCTGCAAAAACTCACGTGAAGAAAAAAACTTGCCTATGGAAGGTTCAAGTCCAGCCGAAGAAGTGATTTCTTTCCAATGTTTAACTCCAGTTCGTTTAATGCGTAGCCCGCAGTCATCTCCATTAACCAGCAAAGGACATTGCTTGAGTTGGAGACTCTTGTCAGATGACACCTCAAGTGTCCATCGACAGAGCGCTGCGTTGGCTATACAAAGAACTGGGAATGAAACAACAGAACCCATCAATTGGCCATTACATTGCGTGTGTGTCTTGCCTTTTTCATCAACAAATACATGTCGAGTAAGAGCATCACGGAACAACTTCGATTCGTCAGGACTCAGACCAACGCACGATGAAATTTCATCGGCGATCGCGTCCGAAACCCATGACTCTAGGTTATCCGTTGCAGCGGAATAGTCACCCGATAGATAAACTTCATCATCTAAAAGGCGACTCCCTACAGCGTTCTGTATATCCATCGGTTCTACAGGCTTAGCAATAAGCTTAAAAACCGGATGTTTAGACAATGTGCGCCACAGGAAGGCCTGCAAACTCTTAAGGACGAATGATGTGTAAGGGGAGCCCTTAGAAATTACGCGTATCTTGAGCGCCTCTGGTAAACCAACGGCGGCAACATAGTTGCGATCGTACTTAGCCTGTACCATACAGGCATCGTACAAATCAAGATAACGTCTCTCAAGGCGTGTAACATCGGCATGAACCTCATGACTCGGTGAGTACACCTCCCCTTCAAACATATTCCGTATTGCATAATGTATTGTCCCCGCTTCTGATTCTTGAGTGCGAAACTGAATCAGTGACGAAGCAATGTCCTTCTGTCCATATTCTTGTAGACCAAGTGCCTTTATCAAACCAGAGATGCTAGCGGCGGAACCGCCCTCATCACGAGTGTTAGAGAAAGAAGCACTAGTCGACGGAAATCTTGGATTAGTACGATCTTGATTAGTGTACAGAGAACCATCGAACAACTCGCGAGCTGTTCGTCGGACCTGTGCAATAACATTTTCTTTACTAAGAAGATAGTCAACGTCATTTTCAGGAATATCGGCCCAGGCCTTCAACCAACGTGTTGGAAAAGGCTTAGTCCGGGCCGTGGTCAACGCTTTAATGGTCTTCTCAACCTGCTCAGCAACGAGTTGCTTGGAAGGACGAGGGCAACCTTTCTTCAACTGAAGAACGGAAGCCAGAAACCAATCTCTATGCAACGTATTACGCAAGATACGTGCTATAAAGCGTGAAGCGGTACCACAACAAAGGAACTGCGGGAGATCTTTTATTAACTTAATCGGACAAGCGGGACCCTCCTCAAATTGTTGAGTGTGAGAGTGGAAGAAAGCTGCAAATTTGTATTTCGCAAATTTCATCCAGCCGCCCGGACCGATTTCAGTCGCTGCTGCCAACCAATGATCCTTTGTCGTAGAATACGCACGGTCCGAGGACGGCAAACTACGATCATAACCAAAGATCGACAGCAAAAGAAAGATCGCATCGACACAACCACTAACCCCTACCCTATTATCAGATAAAGCGCTCTCGCGCTTAGGCAGCTTGATAGAGTTAGCATATTTTGCTAACCGGTGGATTCGCCGCAAAGCGATCACCTCAAGCTGTCTCTGAGACAGGGTAGGACCGGAAGACCTCTCACGCTTAGGCTCTGACATCGGAAGATGAGCAGGCCCAAGACGTTTCAGGTCTGGCCGGTCGGAGATTTCATCTCTACCATGGACGTCTGATGTCACCATCAGATGAGTTAGCGGTGTGAAACTTCTACGTTTACTTTTCCCAGGTCTCCAAACCTAGGCTAAGTGTCACGAAGAAACACAACCGAACCTGTTACTTTAAGTTCTAAGCTTTGAAC